AGAAGCCTTTGTCTCTTTTATTCTAGACGGCATCTGGTTCCATTTTATGGATTTGAATGTTTCTTTTAGCATTTTTTCTGTATTCTTTCGATCATTTTCATCAAAAGTAACAGTAAAAGGACCTCCATCATTTATAAAATGAATTGTTAAAATTCGATTTTTATATTGAGGAAATAGTATACTTGTAGCTAAATCGTACATCTTTAATTGTACGTCTTTTGAATATAAATATTCGTATTCTTTAACATCTCCGGTATTCCAGCATTTTCTAGATCCGGTCTTCCAGTCCACTATCTCTAGTGTGTCGTTATCTACTTGAGTTAAAAGATCTATAGTGCCACGTATTTCATACTGCCCTTTTTCCACAGTTCCTTTGATTATATCATAATATTCAAAAGAATAATCTTTACCAGGCATAGGTATTTTAAACTGATACTCAGTAGCTATAACATTTAGCTTTCTAGGGTCGTAAGAAGTATTTAGTACTTTCTCTATAGTTCTTAAGCAAAATTTCTTATCGCTAGCAGTAAGAGAAAACTCTGGAGACTCTTTAGTATATCTACCCCAGCAGATATCTAAAAGTTTTTGATGATCTGTAATAAACCCAAAGTTTCTACCAACCTTACTGCCTTTTGCCATTAATTCTAATACGTGATGTACTATCGTACCTAAAAAAGCTTTTTTACCAGCTTTAGATGGCATTTCAAGTATTTGTTCCATAAAGAATTGAAACTCGCAGCCTCTATAAGTATTTATTGAAGAGGCTCTTAAAAATTTAAGATTCATTTGATTTTATAGTAACCAAAAAGGTTCCGTGTTGTCTTTTTTCAATAGCTAGTGTTATTTTAGAATTCAAGTCTATTATTTCTTGAACTTGCTTTATTTTTTTTGTATTGAATCCGCCCTTACTTAATGTCTTAACTGCAGAAGCTTTTTTGATAATTATTTTTGAGCTTTTTTTGTATGGTATAGGCCATTTCTTATCGTTGTCTTTATACGGTATATATACAGTTTCTAGCATATCTAACTCTGCACAGGCCCTACAAAAATCAATACTTATTCCTGCGGTATAGGTAGCTAAACATTTATAGCCTTTATTTTTTAGTCTTGACAAAACATATTTAAAATAATTAAATAAGGCAACTCTATTTGGGTCGTCCTCATCGTAAAGATTATCTATAATTGTTTCATCTTTAATTGAAATCATATGTATCTTTTTATAATTTCATGTAACTGTTTATTTTTCTCTTCAATAGAGATTTCTTGATTATTTATAGAATATGTATTACTGCCTGAGAAATTATAATTATCTAAACCTAACTCACTCTCATGACTATGACCTAGCACATTTCTTAAAAATCTTATTGTGACGTGATCATAGTTTTTAAAAAAATTAATCTCATTTTCAAACCTAGCGTCTGTTATTATGGCATAATCTAAATTGTCATATTTTATTTTATTATAAACAGACCTAACCCAGCAGTCCTTATCAAAGAACCTAAAAACATCAGTTCCCCATACTTGCATAACTTCCCTTGCCGTCATAAAATCTTCTGTGCTTTTATATTTTTTGTCCCTAATCATTAGGACAGAAAGTCTTTCTTTATTTATTGGAAGATCTGACCATTTAAAATTAGTTAGAGTATCTTTCTCTTTATTAGAACCCCAACATTGTGTTTCACTTAATCCAAAAATATTGTGACAAATATCCTTTAAAGATTCAGCAAATGAATAGCATTTAACAGTTTTATTTTTTTCAGCTAGCTTATCTATAATAAAAGCCGCAGCAGAGTCTTTACCGCTCTGCGCTTTGCCCGTCAAGATAATTATCTTTGTTTTCATACCTTTTCCTTAAAACGCTTAATTGCGGCTTAATTTGATTTTTGTATTCATCCTCTGTAAGCTCTGCAGGATCTTTATCTTTAGGAAGCATTAATTTGACTACGTCAATTTTACTTTGATGTAAAATCTTTGCTTTATTATAGCCTTCTTCTCCAGCCTTATCAGAATCAAATAGAACTCCTACACATTTTGCGCCAAATTTAATTAAAGAAGATATCTGCGCATTTGATACACTGCAACCATAACTTGCTACGCAGTTTTTGACGCCAAATTCCCACATTCGCCATAGATCATATGGACCCTCCACGAGAACCGCAAAACCCACCCTTTCTATCCAATGCTTGGCCTCGTGTGAATTATATAACTCAATACTCTTATTGAGGCCTTTTGGGTAGTGTCTCCATTTAGAATACATTTTTATATATGGAGAGCTTTTATTTAACCAAGAAGGTATAAAAAATCCAGTCTCGCTGCACTTTTTATATATACTTCTACCGGAAAATCCTATTAGTTGCCCCTCTTCATTTCTAAGAGGTATCATCACCCTGTGATGTTGAGGCATTACGTTTTTATCGTTAACTATTCCACAATTAAAATGATTGATTGTATCTGTCTTAAATTTTTTGCTTGGTATATTATCTAAAGCCTTTAATTTCTTAATATTGGATTCGCTTATAACCGAATTATTCAGTTTTACATTATCCCTTTTTTCTTTTGGTATATATCCGCAATTAATTTCAGGAGAATTTATTACATTACCTATCCACTCAACAGCCTCAGAAAATGTCATGTTCTTTATTGATCGAACAAGACCTATTATATCATTTCCATATTTTTTATGACACTGGTGAGTAAAACAAGACCAGCAGTTCTTAGATCTGTCATAAGAAAAAGCAGCATTATTGTCTCCGTTATGGACAGGACAATTTTGCTGTACCCCTCTTTCTGATATAAATTGAAAACCCAAGCTCTTTAAGATTAGCTCATCATAAGACTCTGCAAGTTTTTTAATTTCAGAAGTCGAGTTCATCGCTTGAGTCTATTGTTGAAGCGTTATCTAATACTTCAAAGTTAAATCTTCCTTCTACCATTTCTGATCTATCCATATTAGAGATGATATTAATATACTCAGAAGAAGAATCCATACCCTTTCCATATCTCGTTTCAACTACGATTAACTTCCTGTCTCCATTTGATTTGCTGTCTCCAGCAGCGAAATCTTCGTCGGTTTTCTTCTTTAAAAAAGCTAAGCTAGAGCATAGCCATAAAATTCTATCACTTCCTGAAACTACGCTAGTATCATCTTTATTTATTCCATCTCTATTTAACTGTACGGTGGCTAAAATAGGGGCGTCATGCTTTACAGCAAAATTATGCAACTTTGTTATAAAGTCACCTAAATATTGGTATTCTTGAAAATTTCCAAGATCTCCAAGGTCCATAGTTTTTAGATAATCTAAAATTATTAAACAGTCTTTTGTTGAACCGTTTGCATTTTTGCCAACGTGCTTGGAAAGCCATTGTCTGCATATGGAAAAAATTTCTTCTTGCGACATTCCAGCGACACTTACGTGATAGAATGGCTTTGAAGACATTTCCTGAATTTTGTCTTGAATAATTAAGGAGTCTCTTTCGCTGTTACCGAAAGCTCCTGTTTCAATAATTGATTGACTTATTCCCGAGCAAAGAGAGGCCCATTTAATGGCCTGTATTTCTTTCTTCATTTCTGTGTCTAAATATAGAACTGGAACTTCGCTCAGCGCCACATTCTTGGCGACGTTCAGGCAAAATGTACTTTTACCTACTTTTGGTCTAGCTCCTACTACATTAACTGTACCTCTTCTATACCCTCCGCCTACACATTGATCGTATCTAGTATAGCCTGTAGGAATACCCGCTAAAGTTACGGGATTGTCAGACAGATATTTAATGTGCGATATAGCGTACTGCGCTAAATTAGTGATATCGTTTTCTTTTTTAATCTCTGGAATAAGACTTGTAATAGTCTCTTCGACGCTAGAGATCAAACTAATAATATTTTCTTCTTTTGAAGCTAGACTTATCTTTTTCTTAGCTTCTTCAATCTTTATATTAAGCTTCTTTAATACAAAATATTTTTTTATTTCTTTTAGATTTATCTTCGCCTCATCTTTAGAGACATTCAAACCCATGGCTAATTCTATTGTTGGCGAATATTTTTTATTGATTTTATCTTGAGGTATGCCATTAGTTTTAGCAAAAGAATAAATCATCTCACTTGTTATGGTATCTACATTTTCACTTTTATATAGATCACAAACAAATGAGTATATACTAGCGTTCTCTTCTTTAGAAAAGTGGTCCTTAGAAAGCGAGTCTAAATCGGTAAAGAAATTTATAGATCCGCATTTAAATGCATAAGACAATATTGACAACTCAGGATCATGAAGAGGTTCTGCATCTGTTGCATTTAAGTTTTGCATTTGTACCTGATTCTAGCACGCCAGTTGGATACTCTTTATTAAAGTCGAAGTCTACGCCACAAGAAGCGCATTTCTTAATATTTGGCTTGTATTCTGATCTTCTATCTTTGATTCTATTTTTCTTTTTTTGCTTTTCTAAAAACTCTTTGTATGCTGGATTAGAGTCCTCTGGTAATTCAAATTCAGAACTGCTTATGAACTGCATTTCGCCAGAAACCCTATTAGACGGTTGATATTCTATAACTTCTTTTTCTTGTGGTTTAGGATCTTCGTTTTCAATAGTTTTATCTGATTCAAAATCTACTGAACTAAGAATCTCCATAGCTCTATCTATAGCTTTCTTTAGAGTCGCGTTATTAAAATTTTTTGTGGGAGGAGCCTCTTCCATGAACATATACTCATAAAAGGATCTGACTTCTTCCATATCCCCGTTTGCTATGGCGATTTTTAATTTTTCTTTTTTATCTTTCATTATTATACCTTCTATCTGCAGCCAAAGCTTTGATTGAATTAGCCATAAATTCTATTTTTCTATCTATGTCTTCAATTTGATTTGCTGTTATATTTAAATTGACTTTGACAGATTCTAACTCTTTCGCAACAGGATCATTTCTTTTTATTACAAGAGATTTTTCACTTAATCCATAACCGCTAGTATTAGGTAGCTCTCTACCTATAATAGAGCTTATGTTTGCGTCACACCAATTAATTATAGACTTTAGTTTATTAATCTTAGACTTTATGTAAATAGAGTATTGTGATAATTTTATAGCGTTTATCAACAAGTCTTCACTAGTTTGAGCTTTTAATTCGCTGTGATTTAGATTTAATATTTTTACAATTTCATCTGGCTCTTTTATGTTTAAAATATCAGCAGATTGTAACTCTGCTATTTTATCTAGTATTTTACTTTTTGAGGATTGTGATATCTCAGACATTTAAAATCTTTTTTACATCATTTGAACTTCTTACTTCGTGAAGTCTTATATTGTTTAACTCACAGAAAAAACGCTTATTTTCATCTCTAGTTTTTTGATCTTCAAATTCGGCTAGGCTTTTGTGAAAAAATGGATTCATTTTGTCATGCTGTTCGCCTTGAACCTCAAAAGCAATTTTTCTGTTTGGAAGAAAAAAATCTAAAGACAGTCTTGTATCTGGTATTGTGATATCCTCAAGAATTGGGTCTAAAGGATATCTTGATTTAATGATCTGACCTATTTCGTATTGTATATTTGAACGACAAGCGGCCTTATTTTTCAAAGGCCAGCTACTTTGTCTCACATCCCATGTCACTGAAGTATTAGGATTATCTATAGATTTTACCTTCATTTTTTCTTTGTATTTTTCTTTGTATTTTTCTTTGAGTTAGAAATTATGTCTTCTAGACTTATATCGTGATTTCTGTGGTAAAAGTACCATCCCTTGACTTCTTTACTATA